ATTGGCGGATCTGATAAAGTACTGGAGGACTATCATATGAAGTTTGGAGCCATGCAAAGTGTGGGAGAACTTCTAAGAGCGGTAAAAGGTACGTTGGGAAAGTTGTAACCGATGAGGTAATCTCATCGGATAAGGAAAAAGATCATATAGAAAAAGGCAACGCTTTAATACGGCATATTTTTCAAATCGAACCAGAAGTTTTGCCCGTCGAAAGATGGGCAAAACTATATAACGAAGCAATATGGCTAAAAGATATGGAAGCCAAAAGATTGGCAGACGTATTAACAGGAGTATTAGGCGGCAAGAAAAAATAAATGGCAAAGCACGAAACATCGTGGATACTTGAATTAGTAGACAATATTACCAAACCGTTGCGAAATATTACCGGTGTAACCGATGATACTCGCAGTACGGTAGATAAGGTAACTGCGTCTATTGGTGACCTCGATGAAGAGACCAGGGCTTTTGCTGAACGTTCTTTGAAATCTCATCGCGAGCTTTCTGAAGAAATTCAGAAGGAACAANGGTTAGAAGATCTAGGCGACCAAATAGATCCCTTAAAAAAAGCGCAGATAGACTTTGATATTAAGCAGGCGCAAACCAAAGCAAGAAGGTACCAGGAACAATTAGTCGAGATTGAACACGAACTCGAGCAAATTGAGAGTGCTCCCGATAAAAAGAAAATGGAAGCTAATTGGGGAGCAGCGGTAGTAGTGGCAAACCAAACTGCTGAACTGGTTGAAAAAGCTTTGGGAACTTTTGATTTTGCCGTAGGAATAGAAGCCACAAGAACTCAAATACAACGCTTAACCGGGGAAAGTGGGGATCGTCTAGACGAACTTACCGCAAAAGCGCATCGGTTAGGAAGGGTTTATAAAGAAGACCCTGCCGAAATTGCCAAAGCTGCTAATGTAATGACGCAGCAAATAGGAGGTTCTTTTGATGAGAATTTTGCACTAATTGAAGCCGGTTATCAAAAAGGAGCAAACCTTAATGGTGACTTTTTAGACCAGTTAAAAGAATATCCAACCTTTATCAAGCAAGTTGGTTTATCGGCTTCCGAAATGGTGGCCATAACGGCTCAAGCAAATAAAGAGGGCGTTTTTTCAGATAAAGCTTTAGACTCCATCAAAGAGGCNCGGTTTAGAAGTTAAAGACTTAGCAGATAAAACCGCATTTGAGGCCGTACAAATAATCTCTAGGTCAATGGACGGGGCGACCGATCAGGCTAAGCAATTAGTTTTAGCAGATATTTTTAAGGGTGCAGGCGAGGACGCCGGGCTTGGTTGGGTTGAAGGTCTAGGTAGTATTGACATGGATATCAATAAGATTGAAAGTGTTCAAGAAGCTGGTGCGGGGATTCGCGGTTGGCTTGCGGGACTTGAAAGTAGTTTTGCAAATACCTTTGGAAGTATCGTTACCAATGCCAACGAACTTAGCGGTGTAACTACAATGATCGCCTCTATGATTCCGATCATTCAAACCCTTTCTAAAGTTACTTGGATACAAAACGCCGCCACTAAGGCGATGACCGCCGTGCAATGGTTATGGAACGTGGCTTTAAATGCTAATCCGATTGGTTTAGTTATAGCCGGTGTAGCTGCATTAGTAGGTGTTGTTACTTGGGCTTGGTCAGAATTTGAAGGCTTCCGAAAAATTGTAATGGGCGTTTGGGAAGTGATGAAGCTCTTTGCCGTGGTCATAAAAGATTTAGTCATTCAAAGATTAAAAGATATGCTTTCGGGCATCACCGGTTTAGGTTCTGCCCTAATGAAATTCTTTANCTTTAAAGGAGATTGGGAAGGAGCTTGGGAAGCCGGTAAGCAAGCCGTAACCGATTTATCAGGTATTGAAGCGGGAAAAGAAGCATTAGGTAAGCTTTCTAAAGGAATTGCCGATGCTTATGCGACCGGAGCAGAAAAAGGCGCGGAAAGTTGGGCGGCCGATCAAGAAAAAGAAAAGCAAACTACCGGTGATTATGACTTTTCAAATATGGCCGGGACTGAAGCTCCAAAACTTGATGGCTTAAATAAGATAAATACACCGAGTGGTTCCGGGTCAGGTTCGGGTGGTACCAGTGCACCAAAAATGTTGAATGTTACCCTAAACGTCAATAATAATTTTGATGTAAAAGATGGTGCTGACTTCAATAATAAACGTGATGAGATTTTAGACTATATCGTGGGCAGGATGAACGATACTTTAAAAGATGCATTAATAGCAGCTACATAATGGAAATGAATTATAACATATCACAATTATTTGCGGAAAGCTTTGGACTTAAAGTTAATCAAGGTTATTCTCCTGAAATAGTTTCGGGAAAAGCAAATGATCCTAAAGGGATTTATGAGGGGATTAGTTTTACGGATGATTTACAGCAATCTGAAAAAATGAGTCATCTAGGGACACCCGTTCTTTTTCCAATTACTTTTTCAGCAGGTTCTTATAAGAAATATGATGAGTCAGGTAGAATAGTTTCTAGCAATTTAAGTGATTTTACTTTGCCTTATTCCTGTGTTATAGATTTTAATCGTCCAAAGATTATATCAAAAACAAATATGAGTAATGGTTACGGAACTGTTAAAGAAATTTTTGGGTTTGATGACTGGCAAATTGATATCAAAGGATTTTTTCTTCCACAACCAAATCATCCACAAGGGTTAATATCTCCCTATGATCAAGAAAATATGATGAACTCTTGGGATGAATTAGCCTGCTCAATAGCAGTAGAAAATAAACTTTTTACCAATCGAGAAATTGCATCTATTACTATTGAAGATTTTAAAGTTGGAAGCCAGCGTGGCAGACCAAATGTAAGGCCATTTACTATCAGAGCTACTAGCAATGACCCCATTGAACTTGAAATTTCTTTGTTATGACTCTAGCAATGATTTGTAAAATAAATTTTCCAGCTACTGAAAATAGAAGTTCAGTTACAATACGTCGTGTCGAAAGTATAAATATTGAGAGCTCTTGGGAATTTTTAACTGATAGGGCAAACATTACAATGGCCAGAAATGTAAAGTTATTTAAAAATAAAAAAGTTAGAGAGATTTTTAGAAATGGTGATCCGGTTGAGATTTGGATGGGTTACGATAAAGAAGAAAATTTAATTAAAGAATTTGAAGGATACATCACTTCAGTTTCGGCAGATATTCCTATTGAAATTAAGTGTGAAGATAAAATGTTTGAGTTGAAAAAGCATAACGTGAATTATGCTATGAAAACAACTCACCTTAAAGATTTAATAGCTGCGATTATTCCGGAGGGAATTAATACAGATGTAGCAGATATGGAGATTTCAAAAGAGCGCTTTCCAAACACGACCACGGCAAAGGTTTTGGAGAAGCTTCAGGAAAGTAATATTTATTCCTATTTCAAAGGTCAAACTTTGGTAGTAGGTAAAATTTATAGTGACGATGAGCAAAGACCGGTTGTTTTCAATTTTGCTAAAAACGTGGTTGATAATAACCTTCAATATAAATTAAAGGAGGATGTAATGGTTCTTATAAAAGCTACTTCAACACTTCCTAAAGGGCAAAAGATTTCAGCTGAATTTGGTGATAAGGGTGGCGTACAACAAAGCCTAAGTTATTATAACATCAATAGTAAAGATGCGCTTTTGATATTGTGTAAAGAAGATTACGAAAAGTTTAAAGTTGATGGCTATAAGGGAGATATGACCGTATTTGGCATCCCTTCCGTACAACACGGAATGAAGGCTATTGTAGAAAGCGATTTATACCCTGATCGTAACGGAACATACTGGATAAAAAGTATAACTAAAAGTTATGATACTGGTGGTATTAGGCAAACTTTAAACCTCGATCAAAGAGCAGCATAATGGAAAAGCTAAAAGAATTTAAAACCCTCTTACAGAAAAAGGCCAAAGATCAAGTGCCTATACAGACCGAATGGGTAGCGGTAAAGTCTGTTAATTGGCAAGAGAAAACAATGGTCGGTACCGGCTTAGAAAATGGGTTGGATTATGAGGATGTTCTTTTAGGCCTTGGATCATTTTACAGCAAACCTAAAGTTGGTACCATGGCTATTATTGGCACGATCAATAATAGTGCTGCAGCTTTTATGATTGATTGTGAAGAAACTGAAGAACTCGCGTGGAAAAATGAGGAAAGCGAGTATAGAATTACACCAGAAGGTTTTGAAGTGAAGAAAGGCAACGAAAGCCTTAAAAAAATCTTGAATGATTTTATCAATGAGGTTAACAAGATCGTAGTCATTCAGGGAACCACAATAAACCAAGTGGCGGTCGAAGAAATTAAACAACGTTTAAATACTGTTTTAATATAGTTTAAATGGCAATTACAGAACAACAATTAGCAATAAAAATTGAAGAGGCTTACGATGCCGTTTCCGGAGATTCTAATGTGAATCCTGAAGAAGCAAGAAAGCAAGTAGCGGAAGATCTTGCCGCAGCGATTGCACAATTTGTAATTGGTAGGCAAACCACCGGCGTAAGTTCTGATGGGGCAACTGTAAATACCACGATCAATGGCTAAAGATATACTACTGGATGATGATGAGGATTTACTTTTTAAAAATGGGGATTTATTGATTGATGAATCCGAATTACAAGAAGTGGCTTTAATCTTACAATCTCATCAAGGCAATTGGAAAGAAAATGCGATTGTTGGTGCCAACCTTACTAAAGAAATTAGAGGCTTAAGTCGTAACCTTAAATATGAAAGAAATATTCGAGTTCAGATGAGGCTTGATGGAAAAAGCTATGAACAAAT